TCTCCGGTGAACTGATCAACCTCATCAGGGCCGATGAGAGGTCTCGCCAGGATTGGGAAGAGACCTACAAGAAGGGCCTAGACAACCTGGGGCTCAAGATTGAGGAGAGGTCAGAGCCGTGGCCAGGGGCCTGTGTAGCCGTCCACCCCCTATTGGGTGAGGCGGTCGTTAACTTTCAGGCACAGACCATTGGTGAGATCTTCCCAGCCCAAGGACCCGTCAAGTCCATGGTGGTTGGCACCATCACACCAGAGAAGGAGAAGCAGGCCAAGCGAGTTCAGGACTACATGAACTATGTGATCTTGAACCAGATGGTCGAGTACAGGCCAGAGACAGAAAAAATGCTTTTCAGTCTACCCCTCGCTGGCTCAGCCTTCCGCAAGATCTACTTCGACCCTACCCTGAATAGACCAGCCTCTGTCTTCTGCCCCGCAGAAGATGTTGTGATCAACTATGCTGCTACATCAATTCAGGACGCAGAGCGTATCACACACGTCATGCGCCGTAGCGACAATGAGGTTAGGAAGCTTCAGGTCAGTGGCTTTTACCGTGACCTAGAGTTGAAATCAGCGTCCCCGGACTACAGTGCTCTCGAAGACGCCAAGGACAGTTTGGTTGGCAAGTCGCGTTCAATGGACACAGATACGCGCCGTGTCCTATACGAGGTTCATGTAGACTTGGACCTTGAGGGATTCGAGGACGAGACCGGGGTTGCGCTGCCGTACGTTGTGACTGTAGACAGGAGTGATCGAGAGATCCTGGCTATCAGGCGCAACTGGAAAGAGGACGATCCAAAGCAAGTCAAGCGCCAGCACTTCGTCCACTACGAGTTCATCCCAGGGCTGGGCTTTTACGGCTTCGGTCTCGTGCACCTCATCGGTGGACTGGCCTCAGCCAGCACCTCGCTGCTCAGGCAGCTTGTTGACTCGGGCACCCTAGCGAACCTACAAGGTGGGTTCAAGACCAGGGGCCTCAGGATTCAGGGCGATGACAGCCCCATCTTGCCGGGTGAATATCGTGACGTAGATGTTGCTTCAGGGACCCTGAAAGACAACATCATGCCGCTACCGGCAAAGGAGCCGTCTGCCGCACTACTGGCGATGCTTCAAACGATCGTGGAGGATGGGCGCAGGTTCGCGTCAATGGCAGACCTGAAGGTTGCCGACATGAACCAAGAGGCACCCGTAGGCACCACGCTTGCCATCATGGAGAAATCCATGAAGGTGCAGTCAGCCATCCAGGCCAGGATTCATGCTGGCCTCAAGCTTGAGTACAAGATGCTCGCTGAGGTAATAAGCACGCAGACTGAGCCAGCCTACCCGTATGAGCTTGAGGAGGGGGCCCAGATCAAGGCCGAGGACTTCGATGATCGAGTTGACATCATCCCTGTCTCAGACCCCAACGCAGGCACAATGGCTCAGCGTATTATGCAGAAGCAAGCCGTGCTGCAACTGGCCTCTTCAGCGCCACAGATATACGACCTTAAGCTCCTGCACAGACAGACCATTGAAGCCCTTGGTCTCCCCATGGCTGACAAGATCGTGCCGATGGGACAAGAGGTCCCGGCAATGGACCCGGTGACCGAGAACGGGACACTGATCAACCTCGGGCAAGTACAAGCGAAAGAGTACCAAGACCATGAGGCCCACCTCACGGTGCACGGTGGCCTAAAGCAGGACCCCCAGGTTACCGAGATGATGCAGAACTCTCAGACGGGTCCAGCCATTGCGGGTGCTATTGACGCTCATGAGCGCGAGCACATGGCTTTCCTGTACCGTCGCCAAATCGAAGAAGAGCTTGGTACCCCACTTCCGCCGCTTGGTCAACCAATGCCAGAGGATGTGGAGAAGAGGATCTCAGTGCTGGCAGCAGACGCCTCGGACATGTTGCTTGGCAAGAAGCAAGCGATGGCCCAGGCAGAAGAGAATGCTGCCCTACAGCAGGACCCTGTCATCCAGCAGAAGGAGCGCGAGTTGGATATCAGGCAGGCAGAGGTGGAGAGGAAGCGTGTCAACGATATGACCAAGGCACAGATCGAAACGGAGAAGATGCAACTTCAGGAAAGGCTGAAGCAGCTAGAGCTAGAACAGCGCAGGGAAGAGGCTGGACTTGAGGCGGTCGGTGAGATCGTTTCTCGCGGCGAGGCCGCCGAGCTAGAGGGATTGAAGATAGGGGTCCAGATTGCTCAAGCCCTAGACAACTCAGACAACGATAACAGTGCTGAATAAACTCAAGGGCATTGATCTGGTGCTCTTCAACCTTGACAAAGAGGCCGCGTTTATAAAAGATTCCATGAGTGACGGAAACTTGTCCTCGTATGAAGAGTACAAAGCGAAGTGCGGAGAGCTTACAGGCTTGCTCAAGGCAAAGCGCGAAATCCTCACTGTGTTTGGGGAATACGATGACGATTAACGACTACCCGCAGTACCGCACCACGCCCACACGAGGGCGCAACCCGAGAGAGGCACAATGCCTGGTATGAACGATGTAGGGCTCAGTCTTCCTGATATGCCAGAGGGTGGGATCATCTTGCCGCCTGGCGTGTCCGTTGACGAGACAGAGACAACCGAAGTGGACCTGAGTGACGAGAGACAGGTCCGAGGGGCTACCCAGCTTCCAGTCCCAACAGGGTACAAGCTCCTGATTGCTTTGCCAGAGGTGTCCAACGAGACGGAGGGTGGACTCATCAAGCCAGAGAGCGCCGTGGCGCTAGAGCGCGTGGCAACCGTCTGTGGTTACGTAGTCTCCATGGGAGGAGATGCGTATTCTGACAAAGACAGGTTCCCTTCTGGCGCGTATTGTGAAGTGGGCGACTGGGTTGTGATTCGCGCCTTCAGCGGTACCCGCATCAAGGTCCACGGACAAGAGTTCAGGCTGATCAACGATGATAGCGTAGAGGCTACCGTTGAAGATCCGCAAGGGGTCGAGAGGGCATAGTGGGCAGGCACGCAACGCCAGAAGAGCTAGGGATGGCCAGCGAAGCTATGGTCACTCATTCAGGCGAAGAGACAGACGTGGATCTCGTTCAGGAAGCTCCTGAGTTTGAGATAGAAGTCATTGATGATCGCCCAACAGAGGACCAGAGGGAGGCGGCTGCCAAAGCAGAAGAGCTAACCGACGAAGAGGTCAAGGACCTCGGTGGTCGTGCAGAGCAGCGCATCAAGAAGCTCACCTGGGAGAGGCACGAGGAGAGGAGAGCTAAGGAATCGGCAGAGCGTCAGCTTGCCGAGATGGCCACTGTCGCAGAGAGGGCACGCGCAGAGACGGCCAGGAACACTCAGCTTCTCCAGAGGACCCAGGCCGCGCTGAACGAACAGGCGGTCAAGAGGGCAGATGGAGCCATTCGCGCAGCAGAGCAACGCCTCAAGATTGCACATGAGACGGGTGATGTAGCGCAAATCGCCTCTGCCACCCAAGACCTGACAAACGCCACAGTAGCCAAGACCCATGCACCGGGCGTAGCCAGAAGTGTGGCACAGAGGTGGAGTGCTGAGACGCCGAAAGAAGAAGCGGCGGCAGCGCCAACCGAAGAGCCAGAGACAAAAATAGAGGTTCCTGAGCCAAGCGAGAAGGCCACGAAGTGGTCTGCAAACAACGAGTGGTTCGGCAAGGACAGGATCATGACGGGTGTCGCTTATGGCATCCACGAGGAGCTAGTGATTGAACACGGGGTTCATCCTGAGAGCGATGAGTATTGGGAAAAGCTCGATGCAGGACTCAGGAGAGAGCTTCCGCACAAATTCGAGGCATCGACTACGGTCGCATCCAGTGCCTCGCAACCCGTGGCTACTCGCCACGTCGATACCGTAGTGGCTCCGGCCACACGCAACAACGGGGCACGGGCTCCGCAAAAGATTCAACTCACCGAAAGCCAAGTAGCTATCGCGAAGCGTCTTGGTTTGACCCTGGCTCAGTACGCCAAGGAAGTGCACAAGGAGCAGCAGAATGTCTAACACACAGACAACGCGCACGAGCACGGATAGCTCGAACAAGAAGGACCGCAGCCCAAGGGCAGCCGAGAGCCGCGAGGCGACAGAGCGCCCAATGGAGTGGGTCCAGCCAGACATCCTTCCTATGCCAGAGCCCGTAGAGGGCTGGGTGTTTAGGTACGTCCGTGTCTCCACGAACGGACAGGAAGACAACAGGAACGTGAGTATCCGTTTCCGTGAAGGCTGGGAGCCAGTCAAGGCTGAGGACTATCCAGAGTTGCAGGTTATGTCCGACCACAACTCCTACTGGGGAAACAAGGGTGGAGTAGAGATTGGGG